CAAGCCGAAGCACAAAAGGGATATGCAACAATTGCAGATATCCTACCTACCGCACAGAAGTTAAGCGAAATCTACGGAACAACACTTCCTGGATATAACCAAGCAGAGGCAGAACAAGAAGTATTTAATACTCTAGCCTCAGCGCAACGTAAACGTAAAGCACTTACTGAGAGAGAAATTGCATCATTCTCTGGTAAGTCTGGAACTACAAAAGCGTCGCTACTTAGCACAACAGGCGGACAATACTAGAATCCTGACATTGACCTATCGGCCCAATGCAGCGTATAAGACCGACAGTAGGAGCCAGCCAGTTTCCCCGAACTGAACTGCGGCCTGCGACTAACAACGAATAGAAGGGTGGTAGTTGCTATGAGCAACAATTACTGGGAAGATGAAGACGAAGACCTAGATACTGACCAAGGTTTCTCTGGTGATGGAAGTGACTTGATTAAGAAGTTACGGAAAGCAAAGAGAGCCGATGAGAAGCGTATTAAGGAACTCACTGAGCAACTTGAAGGATTATCCAAAGTGCAGCGTGAGCGAACCGTCAAAGAAGTCCTGGAAAAGAAAGGCGTAAACGCTAAGGCTGCACGCTTAATTCTTAAGGATATCGATGATGTTAACGAGGAGACAGTTTCTAACTGGCTCGATGATAATGCAGATTTATTCGGAATTAAAGTACAGCAAGATGAAGCCAACATGCCAGAACAAGACCGTGCTGCCCTAAGGCAACAGGATGTTCTAACACAAGGTGCGTTTACTCCAGACAGAATGGAAGAACTTAACTCAAGAATTGACAATGCAGATTCTATGGATGCATTGTTAGATGTTCTTCGTTCACAACAATCATCATAGTTTCTAGTCACTGGAGGTGACGAATGGCATATGTATCAACAGCCTCTGACAATCTCGGAGGAACCGCTGGTGGTGCTGGTCTAGTACAGAAGGCGTATGACCGTCTTCTAGAATTCGCTCTCCGCTCTGAACCACTAATTCGTTCAGTCGCAGATAAGCGCCCAGCCCGTCAAGCAATCCCTGGCTCAACCGTTGTTCTACAACGTTATGTTGACCTTTCAGCAGCAACAACTGCTCTAACAGAAACAACTGACCCAGATGCAGTAGCAATGTCAACACCAACATCAGTAACCATTACTCTTAACGAGTACGGTAACTCAGTGTTGGTAACACGTGCATTAGAGTTATTCTCTCTTGCTGATGTTGACCCTGCAATCGCAAACATTATCGCTTACAACCTAGCAGATTCTATTGACTCCGTAGCAATGACAACATTGCGTGGCGGTTCAAACGTAATCTACTCAGGTTCAACAGCAACATCAACTGCAACCATCACAGCAGCCGCTACACTTTCTTCAGCAAACATCCGCAAGGCTGTTGCTAAGTTGCGTGCTAACAAGGCTAATGGACGTAAGGGTTCACTATACTGGGCTGGATTACACCCAGAGGTATCCCACGACCTACGTGCTGAGACAGGTTCAGCAGGATGGCTACTTCCTAACCAATACGGTTCTTCACAAGACCGCATTTGGGCAGGAGAAATCGGAACATACGAAGGTGCATACTTCGTAGAGTCTCCACGTCTTTACTCTGCAACTGACGGTGCTTCATCTGCAAAGGTGTACCGCACAATCATCGCAGGACAGCAAGCACTTGCTGAGGCAGTGGCAGAAGAGCCACATGTAGTTATCGGACCAGTAGTTGACCGCTTGATGCGTCACCGCCCAATGGGTTGGTACGGCGTACTAGGCTTTGCTCGCTACCGCGAAGAGGCACTATACCGAATCGAATCAGGTTCATCAATCGCTTAGTTGATTGACGGTAGGGCTAGGGGAAACTCTAGCCTTACAGTAAGTTCATTAAGGAGAACAATGGCAGACTACACATTTACAACACCAGTTGTACAAGAAGCACCTATCGGTAAGCATAGACTATTTTACTTCTATAAACTTAATAAGGGTGTTAGTATTGCCAAGAGTGGGGCTACCTATTCTAAGGTAAGATTTCCATTGGACGAAGATATAGCAAACTATGATGAATTCTATATTGGTGGCCATGAACATATAGTAGATGATACTACCAAGGCTGCACTAATATCATCTGGTTTAGGAATAACTGAGGCTAATTTCACAGCAGCGTAAGGGACGAATATGGCATATCACTGGCAAGACCATCCGACAGAAGTCGAAGGATGTTTTGGATGTAAGGTAATGAATTTACAAGTTAATGCAGGAGACGCTAAAAGAGATATCCCAGATAAAAAGTGGACTGCAGAACTTAACGCTTATAAAGACGCTAGAGCACAAGGTATACAGCCAGCAGGTACAACTATGCGTCACGTAGAAGAAGCACATAAAGCATCAGAGATTTTAGGCAAAGCGTATAATGCGGACACTATGCCTAAAACGAAAGACATAACACCAAAAGCCGCAGCCGTAATGAAAGAGATAGGACAAATCTAATGCCAAAAGTAGGAATGAAGGAATTTGCATACACAGCAAAAGGTATGGCAATGGCAAAGAAAGAAGCCAAGAAGACAGGCAAGCCAATGAAGAAGGCTGTTAAGAAAGTTGCAATGAAGAAAATGGGCAAGAAGAAGTAAATGCCTAATTACCTAGAAAATGTTATGAAGGAAGCCAAGCAATTTAATAAGGCTAGGAACAAGACTTCAGAAAATTCTTACAAAGGTAGCACCTATCCACCAAATGAAATGGCTCAAGGTGGAAAGGGACGCGAGTACTACAGAGCGCAAGCAAACGCGGCTCGTAAGATTGAAGATGCACAGTTAGGTCAAATGCTTGGTGCTCTTATCCAAGGTCGTCGTTATGATGACAAGACTGGAAAGCAAGTAAAGAAGAAAAAGTAATGTCATCTGGAACATATAAGAGACATGACGGTTTTAATCCAGTTCAAATTAAGAATGGTCTAGTGGTTCGGTTAAACAAGAACGGAACCATTAGGTCAATCTTAGGAAAGCATGGGGAATATGGAAAGCAAAAAGGACTCAAGGCTCGCTAGAGCAGGAGTGTCTGGTTTTAATAAACCAAAGCGTACTCCTAAGCATCCTACTAAATCACACGTAGTTGTAGCCAAAGAGGGAAGTCAAGTAAAGACAATTAGATTTGGTCAGCAAGGTGTTACTGGAGACAGACAACCTACAGCAAGACAGAAATCTTTTAAAGCACGTCATAGAAAGAATATTGCTAAAGGTAAAATGTCTGCAGCATATTGGGCGGATAAAGTCAAATGGTAAAGAAAGCATTTTGGGATAAAAAAAATCCTAAGAAAACATCTAAGAAATTAACGCCAGCACAGAAAAGTGCAGCAAAGGCTAGGGCTAAAGCAGCAGGCAGACCTTATCCAAACTTGATTGATAATGCTGCTGTAGCAAGAAAAAAGAAATAGGGACACAGGGGACTATGAGCAAAAAAGATTCTATTGCACTAGTATGGTGCGATAATGGAATGGTAGATGGCAAGTTCATGCAAGGCGTAGCAGATGTAATGCTAAAGTCTGGCGTAGAGTTTGGTTCTACATTAAGAAGTCAAGGCAACCAGATTGCTAGACAAAGACAAACAGTAATTGATTACTGGTATGATAAGACTGATTACGAATGGCTACTATGGGTAGACTCAGATGTAGTAATTAGTCCAGAAAAATTTAAGTTGTTATGGGATAATAGAGATGCTGAAAAGCGTCCTATGATTACTGGAGTATACTTTACTACAGATAATCCAGAGGAACCTTTAATGATTCCTATGCCTACAGTATTTAGTTTTGTTAACGATAAAGAAGGTGGCTTTGGATTATCCAGAGTACATCCGCTACCAGTTAATGAACTGATTAAAGTAGATGCAGCAGGAATGGGATTCATCTTAATGCATCGCAGTATAGTTCCTAAGGTGCGAGAAGTATCACCTGAAGGACAACTCTTTATGGAAATGGGCAGAGGCTCCAAGTTCATAGGCGAAGATATATTCTTCTTTGCCCTATGCGACAAGGCTGAGGTTCCACTATACTGCCATACGGGAGCAACTGCACCACATATGAAGCGGTTCTCATTCGATGAACATTATTACAAAGCATTCTTTGGTCAGCCTAAACAAGAGGCTAAATCAAAACTTATCACCCCTGATAAGAAAATCATTACACCTAGATAGGATACATAATGGCACTTGGTAAAGCAGGTAG